TCTTTTAAAAACCCACTATCAGTAGCCACAATTACATCACTATAGTCAGTATATGTAACATTTGAGATAAAGTCTGTCTTGTTCCCACTTGGCTCTACTTCTCCATCTTTATATATAAATTGAATATCATATGAAACTACAACAGCTGAACCATCAAGTCTCTTTATGTGAATTATGAAGTCTGATGTCATTTCAACAGAATATAGATTTCTGTCAAGATTTCCTTCTAGTGCCTCAACTAAGTTAGCTGTATATGTAGAATATGGTTGATATACTATAGGTTGATACAGTTGTGTTGCTGGGTCAAGATTCTTCTCATGTATAGAAGCTACAGCAATAGTTTTTCCATCAACAACAATAGTAGTGTAACCATCAGCTGGAGCTTCTTTAAGTACACCTGAAGAAGCCCAAGGTGCATATGTTTGACCTTCAACCAAAAGTAGTCTTGACTCATAGATATGTATTGGGTCGCCAACATCAGCATTGATATTTGACATCTTAGGTGTAATTGTTTTATTTACTAAGAACGTAGTATCTTTAACAGTTGTTGCCGAGTAACCATTCTTTCCAGCGAATGGGAATAGATATTCTTTAGCATCATTCTCATATGTTAATCCAGAACCTTCTTTATATACTTCACCATTCAATACATTAACTATCTCTAAGCCATTGTTATTTATTGAGATACCATACTTCTCTTCACTATCTCCAGATAATCCTCTGTCATACTCATAGATAAACATATCATCACTAAAAGAGATTGTATTACTAAGAGGTAGTCTCTCAGTTGGATTCCTCTTTAGTAAACCTCTGTCGATAGTAGGCAGAGCATTAATCATCTCAGTTACTTGAGTTGACTGTCTATGCTCAGCAGATTGTTCTGATACACCGTTGTAGAGAGATTCAATACTATTGTCTATTAAAGGCATAATTAACTTCCAAATATAGAGTTGTCTCGACCATAAGAAGCATCAAGAATATTGTAACCACCAGTGAAGCCATCACTTCTTCTGGCTATCGTATGAGCATCAGCTTCATCAGCAGCAGTGTATCCATATACAGCATCATCCATAACAGTTCTAGCTTGAAACTTTCTAGCTGCTCTAATAGTAATAAAATTTCTAATAGGATGAGTTAGACTATTGAAGTCAACATCCCATATAACATTCATTGATTGTGGCTCTTCAAATAAAGCTGATTGGTTCTGTTTAGAATACAATCTCCAATCCCTCATAATTAAGTCTGAGTCAGTAGATGATATGTCCAGTACATTAGCTGGTATGTTTATAAAACCATTAATATCTGGTGGAAAACTGTATCCAACATCTTTGTTGAAATCCCAACCTTCAGATAGTACTTCTTTCTTAGTTTCAATTAAAACACTTGATGCTACTTGAGCCTCTAGTATCTCTGCCAGTTCTACATCATCAGCAATAGGTCTTTCGTTTATCATCTGTAACATTACGTTGATAGCATAAAGAAAAAACTTTTCACTGTCGTTCTGTTGGTCTAGTGTAGTAGCCATAGTCAATCCTTTTAAACTTTAGAGTGCCCACCATAGGAGGATAGTGAGCACGAAAAACTTAAGTATTATGAGAGTATAACATTCTGCAAAGCAGTTGATGTTACAGTATCACAATTCCCACCAATAGTAAAAGCTTCACCAACTATCATGTCAACAACTTTAGTTGTAGCATCAGAACTTATGTAGTCTGCTGTAACTGCAAGAGTATCAGCTATTGGTTCTAAGCTAATATAATCAGCAGTTACATCTAGCCCGTTAGCTACAGCAGCATCATTGCTAGTGTAAGTAGCAGTTACAGCTAAAGTATCAAGTGGAGCAGTATTAAACGTAATTACACCAGTAGCTAATACAACTGTATATTCTGTCGAAGGAACATATACCCCATCAACAAAAACAGTTAAGGCAGATTTACCAGTAGGATAAATTGTTTGAAATGCCTCATCAACTAATGGTATGTTATTACAAGTAAAGTCAACTTCTATACCATCACCAGTACCTATATCGTCATCTGTATGAGTAGTTTCAACTGGGTCAAAAGTTACTACACCAGTAGCTAGCTAGTACAACAGAGTAACCAGTTTTAGGATACTCTATAGCATCAACATAAACAGTTAAGTCTTCATCACTAAGTAATGGAGTATTATTACAAGTAAACTCATCTTCAGTACCATCACCAGTACCTATTGCATCAGCAGTATTATCAGTTGGGACTGTATCAATAGTAACAACACCAGTAGATAATACTACGCTATGATATTCTTTGTCAAGTTCTTCACCATCAACATAAACAACTAATTCATCAGCGTTAACTAATGGAGTGTTGTTACAAGTAAAATCAGTTTTTACTCCATTACCAGTACCTATAGAATCACCAGTATGTCTAGCTGGTATAGAGCCATAGTTAAAAGTAACAGCACCAGCATCAATAGCTCTGATTTGCTTTTTAACTCCAAGAGGGGTAGCCGAAGCTACTCCGATGAAACTACCAGCATTTATTTCAAATAGACAGCTCATCACTTACCCCTTACACGTTTTTGATTGAAGCTGCTGCTTGTGGGCGAAGAGGTTTCATACCATTTGAGAAGTAAGAGTTAATTAACTTAGCGTTTAAGAACTCAGGTTGCTCATTGATATCTGTAACAACATCCCATAGTTTAGCAACACCAGCTGCTTCAGATGTGAACATAAGTGCAATAAGCCCAGCAGTAGAAGGCAAGTTGTTTGATTTAAACACTGTTGCTCCACCAACCATTTTTACATCACCGATATCAAGTCCACCATTTGCAGATGTGTAATCATTCGAGATGATAGTTAACGCTTGTGGTAAGAACTGGAAGTTTGTTGGTGACATACCTACGAATACTTCTTCCATAACATCATCATCTTCAAATGCAGCAATACCAGCATAGATAGACTCAATAAGTTCTTTACCTTTTAACTCAGCAGTTGCAGCTTCAGCAGCACCACCATTAAGAGCAGTATTAACGATAACTTTACCATCACCATTTGCAACTAAGCCAGTAGCTAAACTAGCAGCTTCAACAGCAGCAGATGCTTTACGGTCAATAGCATTAGCTAGACGTGTTCCAAGTTGACGTACATTCATTGCGATTGTATCGTAACGAGCAATAGCCGCTTTCCATTTGTCAACTCTACGAGACTCATATTGAGGTCTATCTAGTGGAACGATAATCTCATCTTGAGTACCATCATTAACGTTAACTTGTGTACCAGCTGGGTATTCTGCTAATGCACCATCATCTGTATCTTCTTTACCTTCAACTATAAATGAACCAGCACTTACCCCTTCAGGTAGTTGGTCAACTCTGATTAAGTCTACAAATCTTGTAGCTCTCTCGTATGCTTGTAAAATATCTAGTGTTATGTCTCTCGTTAAGTCAGCTGCTGAATCAGTACCAACGTTTGGAGTTGTATTACCAGTGTAAGCCATAATATATCCTTTGTATCTGTTTATTTGAATTTGTTAGGTTTGGTGGTTGCCTATCTAGTTCACAGATACTATTACTTAGTCGGAGAGATTCCGAGTAAACAAAAAGGATTTGTTCTGTTAGTCAGACAATATGTCCAACTAAACCTGATGTAAAAGTGTATCACAAAAATTAATTATTTCCAAATAGTATCTGGAGTTAATGCAAGTTTTGCTCTATATTTAGTTATTGCTCCAGCATCTTTCTTCCCAGCTGCACTGTCTATGTAGCGTTTATCTGCAAATAGTTCAGCTTTAGTTTCATAGCCTCTATTTCCAGTCGCTTGGTTAGGATTACCTCTAAATCTATCACCATCTTCTGGTTGCTCTTGACCAATACTTCTCTCGTACATAGTCTGCATACCAATCATTAATGCTTCAGAGTTTGCTGGATTCTGAACACTATGATTAAAAGAAGCCTTCTGTTCTGGAGTCATATTAGCAGCATGATATTCCATGATGATATTATAGTTCTCTTCTCCACCAACATAACTGTGATTTTTAGATAGAGCATCTTTCATCTCATAAGCACCAATCTTAATTTGGTCTAACGATAAACCAGACTCAGTTAACTTAGCTTGCATCTCTTCAGTAATAGTCATACCATTAGCCATGAACTCTGGAACTAACTCAGCCACTACAGCTTGTTGAGTAGTTTGCTTAGCAATATCTGCTTGTGTCTTAGCAATATCGTCTAACTCTTGTTTAGACTTGTTACCAACTTCTCTTGTGAGTTGACTGTGTTTGTCTTCCATATTTTTAATATGGTCTGCCATCTCTTTAATGCTTTTCCATTTCTCTGGAAGAACGTTATCTGCATCAGACTGAGCTTGTTGAGCAGCAGCATCACTTGGTAGTGAAAACTGTGGTTCTGCTGGTGGCTCATTAGCTGCTGGTGCGTTCTGGTCTACTACTGGTGGTGTACCACTATCAATATTATCAGCCATGATTAACCTCTAAAGAAATCTCTTTTAAAGTCAACCTTGATTCTCTGTGACTTAGAACGCATCTCTCTAACTGATAGAGCATTAACGATACCTTGCAGCTTCTCTGCACTAATCTGTTTCTTTTCCATAACCATACTTGGCTTCCAGTCAGAATTAATATGAACTCTTAGTTCTTCAATCGTATAAGGAACTTCCTTTCCAATCTCTCCACCAGTTGATGTTCTACCGTTCTCTTTAGAATACTTTTCATACTCTGTAGTTGAGAATACTTTAATACCAGATGGTTTAACAATCTCTGGAACTAAAGCCTTCTTAGACCTAGCAACAACTTGACCAACTTTCTGTTTAGATATACCAAACTTCTCTCCAATCTCAGTTGCAGTGAATCCTTCTTTTGACATCTGAACAATCTGTTCATCAGTAACTTCTACTTTTTTATCTTCGTTTTCTACAGCCATAATGACCTCCTAATAGTTATGAGCATAGTGCTCTGTGGTACAGTGATTCTCACACTGTACTCAGAAGACTACTTCTCTTTTTTACGTTGAGGGATTTTACCCTTAATGATTTTTGTAACCTTCTCAGGTTTTTTCTTTTCAGCCATAGTATCCTCCTTTATAGGATTATGCTTGTTCAGATGGAGTAGCTATTTGCTTACCACCTTCTTCACCAGCAGACTTAGCTCCAGCCATATTCATCTCTTGCTTGGCTGCATCATCTCTAGCTTGCTTCTGCTCATCTTTAACTTCTTTAGAAGTCTTGATAAGGTTGACAGTATTGATGTTGTCATAAGCAGCCCATCTAGTAATTACTTCACTCTCTTTTAACCAGTGTTGTAATCCAGTAGCAACCAATCTCTGAACAAAGTTATCTTGCTTCTGAGCTTCTTGACTTCTGCCAAGTGCATCAAGTCCAGTTAGAACACTAACTTCAATAGCTTCAAATTTAATATTAAGTTCACTCATAACTCTTTCTACAATCCATTTAGACCATTGTAGCGACATTTTTGAATAAATACCAGCCAATGTAGAAGATTCTAGTTGTTGAGCCATAACTCTTATCTCTTCAGCTGTAACTCTTTCAGCATCTCTAGTGATTGAACCAGTGTCTAAGAAGTTAGCTTGTAGCTCTTTCTTAATCACAGCCTCTCTCTCATTCGACACTTGAAAGTCAAAGTTCTTATTGAACTGAAATGCAGTTACATCATCAGCATGACCATCTATAACGTCACCATTAGCAGCATTTACTAAATCTTGTTTACGAGTTCTGTTACCACGTTGGTTAACAAGCAATACAGACTTAGCAGATATTACTGCACCATCAGTGTTTAGCTTAGCAAGCTTATCCATCTGGTTCATATCAGCATAGTAGTCTTCAGCGAATGGTCTATGGTAACTATCGCCAACCATCCAAGTCCAACCAAAGTATCTAAATGGTAAATCATTATAATCTTTATAAGTCTTTTCTGTACCAACTAATTCACCATCTATATCTTGAGTCATTATCCACTTGTCAGAATCTTTATCATAATTAAGCAGCGTAAACAATTCATATTTATCCTTCTCTTCTTTAGGAGTTATTCCTTTAGGTAAAACATACACAGTCTCTTTGACACATATTGCTAATGGAACACCATTTGAATCTAACTTTACTACGAATGACTTAAGAGGATATAGTTGAATCCCTTTCTTTGGAAGCTTCTCAACAACAACTGAACCAACTGCTATAAGCTGAGCAATCATATCAAACATACTTGAACGAATCTGTTGGTTCTCTATCTCTGTGTTGATTGTATCAGTCTTCATTGATAAGTCTTGAGCCAACTGTTCTCTAGCTCCCTCATTACCAGAAAACAATTTAAGTTGACCTATTGCATCAGGTTTAAGTCTAAAACTAGAAGTTGATGGTGGAAGTAAAGCCATACCCATCTTAGCCTTCAGGTTATTAATGAGTCTACCATTAAAGCTTTGTGATGCTTTATCATTCATCTTTGTAGACTTACTAGCACCATCATCACGAATAAGATATGGTAAACTAATCTTACATATCTCTAAAGCTCTTGACTCATAATCTGTTCTATCCTTTTCATTCTTAGAATAAAACTTACTTGGTAGTTCTGCCATTACTCTGTCTCCTCATTATCTTTAGGAAAGCCTTTCTCAGCTATCTCTTTAATCTCATCTAACATATCCAACTTACCATACAATGCCATCCTACCTTTGTCATCTAGCAGCAAGTCTTTTGTCTCTAGCTTATACTCTTCTTCAAAGAACTCTATTAGTTCATCTAATACACTAGCCATTATGCAAAACCTAGACCAGATAAGCCAGACGTAGCTAGACCAGATGTTTTTGGAGTAGACTTAGGTTGTATAAACTGACCAAATGTATCATCAGCCAAATCTCTTGAACCAAATGCAACACCTTTAACTGCTTCACCTTCAGGTCTAGTCTCTTGTGCTATTCTCAAAGCCTCTGCTTCATCTGCTGCTCTCTGAGTTTCCACTTTAGCTGCTGCTTCTTTAGCTGCTTCCTCTTGCTTACTTGCTTGATAATGGGCTGAACCAGCACCTATTACTGCTGCACCTATAATTGCTCCGATTGTAGTTACTGCCATTGGTTATCCTTCTTTTGGGTTGAATGTAATATATACAATATCTTTATTTGTCTTGTTTATCTGCATATCATATCTGCTGAATACTCCAATCAGATACTTTGAGTTACCATTAAACATAGTATGTATAGTAGCTCCAGTTTTAATTAGCTTGATAATCTTTTTGAGTACCCACATATCAGCTTTATCTTTAGTTCCAGCCAGTAAAGCATAGCTATCATACTCTTCCATCCATATAGGACAATAGAAGCTATCACCATTGACTTCAACATCATTGCTAAGTAACTCTCTTCTTACCTCATCAATGTCTTTATCAACTTGATATGTATCCTTATAGAACTGAAGTATCTCATCTAACTTATCTTCCATGATTAACTCCAAAAGAATACATGATATCATCCTTAATCATATGCTTGACATCATACCTAGACATAGCTTTCTTAAGCAACTCTCTTCTTGATTTAACTTCAGAGATAACACAAATGGATTGTTTATTATACATCTCAACCATATCTTTTAACATATCAACAGTAAACGATTGGTCTACATGAGGAGCTTTAGAGCCAACAAACAATATACCATCTATCTCTTTAGTATATATAAGACCATAGGGATACCCATTCTTGCTATATTCCTTCTTGTTCCAAGTATCAGCCATTGCATTAACGTCAATTTCTGGTATAATAATTTTATCCATAGGAGAATCTTACCATAAAAAATGAAAAAAGACTACTTTGAACACCCACTACCAAAACTATATGAACTGAAAGAACTATATAAATCACCATATAGATTCTCTGATGAACTACGAAAACAAGTAGACTACATCTTCACACATCCATATAACAAATACAATAAACTCTACAACAACCTACACAAAGAGTACGACAGTAATGATATGCTTAAGAGTGCATACCTCAATACCAAATACTACATAGACAATCCTCAACAATTCGCTCATTCAATGGATAATATAGCAGAACAAATCCTAGTATCAATGTGGAAATCTTTTATAATGCTAAATAAACACCTAAGAGCAAACCAATATAACATCTACCATGCAACAGACATGAAACTACTTAACCTAATCAAAGGTAGATTCTACGACATACTGCTAGAAGATATGAGAACCAACAATATCATAATGAGTGGTGACGAACTGGTTAAAAAGCGTAAAGGAAAAGGGTTAAGAGAACAGAATAGAGCTTCATTACAAGAACATAGTAAACACTTTGAATACTTATGCTCTCTAGATTAGGGTTTAAGAAAACTTTTATACTTAGAATTTTGCATGGGAAATATACTTGTAGGTATCCACCCCAATCAGATTTTGTATTTACCCCCTTCGACCTCTACAAATCACCAACAACTGAAGACGAAAAGTTCAACAATGATTGATTGATATTAATTACTATGATGATACATATCTGAGTGATATGCTTACATATATATGATGATTAGCTATTGATTTGATGCAATGATGCTTAGTAAACGTTTGCTTGTATCTACATCACTACTCATTAACTAACTCATACACATGACAATACTCTATCAAACTTAATATCTGGTTAACATAATATATATTCTCTCAACTCCTATCTATATCATACATCTACATCAATACTCTCATATATTAATATATCAACTAATCTATCCCTTTTTATTCAGTCTTTCACAAATAATCTATACTTTTAAAAGAATTTACAAATTCGCTACAGCTACCATAAACAAGCACTTCTAGCTATGTTCATCTACCATCTGTTTACCATCTGTTTACTTTTCTCCTATAAACTTTTGGAGTTCGACCATTACAACTTAGTTTTATCTTTCATTAGATTTCAATTTACACATAACAACTTAAAAGGCTTAACATGAACACTTTATCTATTAACACTCAAAACGAAACTTTAGACAATATGACAACTAACATCAATAAAGCACAAATCATTAGAAAAGATACAGTGCAAAACATCATAAGAGATGTACTAGATTATGCTACTACTCACAAAGATGTGTTTAGTACTAAGAAGAACGCTATAGCAACTTTTATCAAACAAAACCTAAATAGTGATGTAGACAACTATACTAAAAGAGCTTTAAAAGTATCTAAGTTTTTATTAGTGGACGGTTACAAAGTTAAAAGAGAGTTATTATCTTTAGCACAAATTGAGCAACTGCTTACATTTAATAAGAACACTGTAAACAAATTGATGAGCTTAGAAGATGAGCTTTATATCATAGAAGTTAAGGAACTAATCAAAAGTGCTAAAGTAGAAAAAACTACTAAAGTATTTAGTGCAAGAAAAGCATCAAATATATAATCTGTTTACCAACTGTTTACTAACTTCAGATATTATTTTGGAGTTGGTAAATAAGTTCTTCTCTAGAATTATAAACGTCTGCAATGGTAGACCTCTTTATGATTCTTAGAATAACTATAAACGATAAACGTCCACAGTGGTGAACCTCTTTATTATGACTATGTAGAAACTTTGTTTATCGTGTTGATAAACTTTGAAGTGTTAGACAAAAATTGACTTACTAAAGAATATGATTTGAGAGTGTATGAGAGTGCTTATACATAGATTTAAATTGACTTGCATAAACCATATCATACCACGAGATATTTGATGTGTCTGTATAAGTCAGAAACAAAACAACTTAGTAGCA